ATTCCAAACATAAGTTTTACTATGTTTAGCAAAATTCTCAACCGGAAGGAATAATGCTGTTTCCCAATCAGGAGCTTCAATTCTAATTAAGTGACTGATAATTTGTCTTGGAAGATATTTGTGAAAGCAAGGTAAAAATGCTTTAAATCTTGACATACCTTTTAACATTTTATATGCAAGAATTAATCGGGCCCGTGGATCATTCGGATGTCTATCTGCAAGCGTGAGTAATTCATGGAATAAAAAATATCTTTGATTATAATTAAGATAGTGTAAGTTAATTCCAGACCAAGTTCCATCTTTATTTGGTCCGATAAAAAATACTAATGGAAATCTATCCCAATATGGAAGAACTTTTTTCCACTTGGCCGAATATACAAAGGCATACATTTGTCCTGGAATTGGTCTTGTTCTTGCTCTTTTATTATCCGCTAATAAGTGTTGGCGTAAATCTCCACCTCTTGAATAATGGGAGCCGCCAAAACCGCTTAATTTTCTTATAGTATTTCGGAACCACTTGATTGAGGAATTAATATCTTCAGGCGCTGGTCCTTTATTTAATTTTGCTCGGACACGATCCAAAATACTTATATACATAATTTTTCACATTTAAATCCTTTATGTTGTTTTAATTTTCCTTTGGCTACTTGACACATTGCACCGGAATTTAAATTATTATTTTTGCAAAATTGGTTAAGATTTTTAATTATTTTCATTTTACCAGAAGGATAAATAATTTGCCAATTTAATGAACGAGATTCTATTTGATGTTTAATGTGTGCCTCTGTATGTTTTTTATTTTTATGCGATTTAGATAATCTTCTTTTAGTAATTTTAGATACAACATGACCTCTATGCGATTCAGACATTTTCTTTCGTGTTTTTTTGGATGCCCTTTTACCTAAATGCCATTGTCTATTTTTTTCTTTAGAAATTTTAGACATTATTTTTCCTTTAGAAGATTTAGATATTTTTATTCTAGTTTCTTCGGAAATTATTTTTCCTTTAGAAGATTTAGATATTTTTTTCCTTGTTTCTTCGGAAATTATTTTTCCTTTTTCCGATTCACTTATCTTTTTTCTATGTTCTTTAGAAAGTTTTTTACCTTTTATTATATAATAACCTTCTCCACCTAAAGTAGAATTGTATCCATTTACAAATGTATCGTAATAAAATATACATAATACTTCCAAAATTTTTGCTTCTTCTAATATAGGAATTTTATCAATAATAACTTTATGTTTCCATTGATTTTCATTTGGATATTTCCTTAATGCTCTATCTATTTTCCATTTATTTTTTAAATTTTTAGAGTGTCTTATTTTATCTTGCCATCTTTTCAAAATTCCTCTTTTGGTATATCCAATATAAGATTTTCCAGAAATTACACAAGTATGTTTATAAATAATATACATATAAGTATTTATACTTTAACTAATTTCACATTCTTTTTCTGTCATTAATTTAAATGTGTAATGATGAGAATCACACCATTTCGCAGCCGCCTGCCATTTGGCAATATTAATTGCATAAGTTTGACATGCTTTATAATATGCCCTAGTTTTCCTTTTAGGTATTTTAGGTGGTTCCGTCTGGCGTTTTGGTTTTATTTCTAACATAAACCTTTTTTCTTCTTTATTACGGTCAATTACTTTAACAAAAAAATCAGGCACATATCTATGTAATTTTTTATCGACTGGAGAAATATAAGGAATTGTCATTTCTCTGTTGCCTGTGGGGGCTAACCATGCAAGTACATTTGAATTATTATCCAATGTACGGATGACATTTCTTTCCCATAAGGAGAGATATTTAACGCCTCGTTCCGATAATGTTCCTTTATATTTTTCAGGATGATGTAAAATATAGTATCCCGAATATGACATATAAATATATATTAGATATGTTTCCAACACTACCACAATTTAATAGTCCCAATCCATTGAATGTATTAGAACAAAATGGATATAATGTAAATAGTTTTACCTATCCGGTTGATTTAGGTAATGATCCCGGTGAACCTCATTGTATTGTTTTTTATATTAATGAAAGCGGAAATACACAATATACAACGGCACCAGCTTCTAATTCCGCGGTACCAGTTAATTCAGCCGGTGGTCCTGCATCAGCAACGCCACAGATTAATAACCAACAATCAAATCAAACCAATTATTCTAAACAAAATATATCCAGAGTTTCTACTGTAATTACAATGTATATTCCTCCAGCAGTACAAGCATCATATGCAACTGATTGGGATAGTGTTGGATTGGGTGTTCCGGGTGCTATATTAAAAGATTTGACAAGTATCAATCCCAGTTTGGTACGTGGATTAAAAGAAGGAGCAATTGGCGTATTAACTGGACTATTGAAAGATGCTCAAGATGTTGCTAGTCAACAAGAAGGATTAGGTACCGAGGTAATTGGTGGTATTTCAATGATAGCAAGGGCTGCAATTAATCCTCACTTGGAAATGATTTTTAAAGGAATTGGATTTAGAGAATTTCAATTTGATTTTAAATTTACTCCAAGATCTCCACAAGAGGCCCAAACAGCTTTGAACATCATACAATGTTTTAAATTCTATAGTGCTCCAGAAATTAAATTAGGAGTAGATTCTGCAAGATATTATATCTATCCGGCGGAATTTGATATAGAATTTTGGAGTAATGGACGCTTGAATACTGCAATAAATAAAATATCTACATGCGCGTGTACCTCGGTTAATATTAATTGGACAGGAAGTGGCGGTTGGTCAAGTTTCCGGACCGGAGCTATAAATGGGGCACCAGTCGAAGTAAATTTAAGTCTTCAATTTAAAGAATTGGAAATCATGACCAAAAATCGGATCGGACAAAATTACTAACATTTAATTTCTATATTTTTTAATAACTTATAAAGATTATATAATATGTATATTATTTACAAACATACGAATATCATTACACAATTATCATATATTGGATATACTAAACAAGGTTTATTGATCCGATGGAAATTACACTTAAAAGCATCTTTAAAACATGAATGGAAATTTTCCAAAATATTAAGGAAATATCCAAATGAAAACCAATGGATACATGAAATCCTTATCGATGATATACTAACAGTAAAAGAAGCCAAAGAAAAAGAAATCGAAATGATTGCCAAATATGATACATTTAATAGTGGATATAATATGAATACTGGTGGATCTGGTAAAAAAGGATATAAATTATCAGAAGAAACAAAAAGAAAAATATCTCAAAAAGTTAAATTGGCAATGTCTTGTCCAGAAGTAAGAGAAAAGATTTCTAAAGGATTAAAAGAATATTATAAAATTCATCCGGGCATAATGACAGGCAAAAAACATACTTCAGAAACTATAGAAAAAATACGTAGATCCGCATTAAATATGTCAGAAGAAACCAAAAAGAAAATTGGAGAAGGATCTTCAAGAACTTGGAAAAATCCAGAAACAAGAATCAAGCGGCTTCAATATCTCCAAAATATGTCAGAAGAAACCCGAAAGAAAATGTCTGATGCTAAAAAAGGAAAAACTACTTGGAATAAAGGAAAAAAATGGGCTCCTGAAATAATAGAAAAAATGAGAAATGCAAAATTAGGTAAAGTAATTTCTGAAAAAACTCGAAAGAAAATGCGTTTAAGTGCTTTGAATAAAAATGCGAAACAATATACATTTATTGATCCAAATGGAAATAAAGTAGATGTTTTTAATTTAACTAAATTTTCACAAGAACATAAATTACATCAAGGATTAATGTCAGCAGTCGCTTTAGGAAAACGCGGCCATCATAAGGGCTATACTCGTTATGTGGAGGTAATTTAAGTGGCAACTTCATATTTCTCCAAATTCACTACCATACTTTACGATATTGATAATACCGGAAAGAACGTGCGACTCGTGACTGATATAATGCATCGCGCGGCTTTCTTACAATTGGTACTTAATAACTCATTAATATTTTATCCATATGTGGTCAAAGATGGAGAAACTCCAGAAATAATCGCCTCCAAATTATATGGATCTCCAGATTATTATTGGGTTGTTTGTTTTTCAAATAATATTTTCAGCATTTGGGATGATTGGTGTTTGAGTTACGACCAAATGCAAGCGTTCCTAACTGATAAATATGGATCGGTTCAAATAGCGAGTAATACAATAGATCATTTTCAAGATCAATATGGAGCCACAATCGATCTCTATACATATGAACATACACCCGGAAATACAATCGTTTATGCCGATCAAGCGGCAATTACAGCCAATCAAATAAAAGCCCAAATCCGACTTGTAGATCCACAATATGTACCTACAATAGAAAAGCAATTAGAGGCTATTTTAATTCCGAGTTCATCATAATGCCCAATCACGCAACAGGTTTTGAAATAAGAGATATCGTATTAGAAACAATCAGTGGTGCAGAAATAGATATCCACTTACTCATTGATGAATTCAATGTGTATGAGAGTTTATTTAATGCAACCATTTCCGCAGATTTCGTAATTGATGACGCAAATAATGTAATTAAAAACTTTCCAATAACTGGACATGAATATCTCCGATTTTCTTTTAAAACACCCGGACAAAATTGGGTAAAATGCCGGTTGCGTGTTTATAAAATTGGACAGAGGCAATTAGAAAGAGAACGGCGACAAATATTCATTTTATATTGTATTGATAATACGGATTTTATAAATGCTCAAGTGCGTGTAAGTAAGGCATACAAACAAAAATTAATATCCGATATTGCTAATGATATTCAAACTACATATTTACAATCATCTTTTATAAATATTGAAACTACCAAAAATCTTCATCATATAATTACACCATATTGGACTCCATCCAAAACAATAAGTTTTCTTGCTTCAAGAGCAAATAGTGTCAAATACCAAGGATCGAATTATGTGTATTTTGAAACTGTGGATGGATTTTCATTTTGTTCAATTGAAAGTTTAGTAGACAAACAATCTCCAATTAAAAATTATATACATCAACCGGCAAATGTTCGAAAAGATAATCCAGTTGGTTATAAACCAAGAACACTTGATACTGATTATGTGGCATTACAATCGTTTGAAATTAAAAATAATTTTGATACAATGGAAAATTGTATGTATGGAATGTATACCAGTCGCTTGTTATGGCATGACATACAAAATAAACAATTTGGAATAAATGACTTTGATTATCCAAGTAGTTATTCAAATTATAAACATGTGGAAGCAAATACGGTACAAGGTGGATCAAGTTATCTTTGGACACCTAAATCGGATTATAATCAACAACCATATGGTGAATTAAAAGTATATCCAATCGGATTACCTGGACAACAAAATTATGTAATTCAATGGATGCAACAACGAATATCACAAATGCAACAAATTCAAAATATTAGAATCTTGGCCACAATTCCCGGAGATAGTACCAGAAGATCTGGAGATCTTGTAAGTATTACTTTACCTAGTCCAGAGGCACCTATTAATGATCAGCAACCGATAGATTCCTACTTGACTAATCGGTATTTGGTAACTGGTGTGAGGCACGTACTGAACAGGAAGCAATTCGTTACTCACTTGGAACTTACAAAAGATAGTATATTTAAATCGTATTAAAATTCCAAAAATAAACCTTGACAAATCCCTTGACATGTGTTAATATAAGAGTGTAGCCTGGTTGATAAGGGTAAATTAAATGACATTAAATAAACGGAAACGACCAACACCCGGCGATTCAATAACTAAAATCATTCGAATTCCAATATGTAAAACATGTGGATACATGATAGAAGAAGAATTTAGTGGATGTACATATGAATGTCCAGATGATTATGAACATAATGAAGAAAATACCTTATATGCGATATATGAAAGAACTGATGTATTTTTAAGGGATGAATAATGGTAAAACAACTGAAATATTGTAATACAATTGGTGAATTAAAACAAGCGATTGAAAATTTACCAGATGATTTGAAGTTTGTTTCATTTGATTATTATGATGAGGTTATTTTAAGGATCTCTCCACATTCCAAACATACTATATATGTTGATTTACAGCCAATTACTAAAATGAGAAAGAAGAATTTATAATATGAGAAAATTATGGTATCGTTTTGATTGTTGGTTATGTAAAGATATTATTCAAGAAGAATTAACGAACGCAATTCATCCTGATTTCGGATGGATGTGGCGAGAGGGTGAAGAGGGTTTTAAATATATTGAACAGTCACGCAGAGAAGGATATCAGGTAGGATTTAAAGACGGATATAAACTAGCACATGATCCGGTGGGATATAAACTAGAACATAATCCATTATTCTAAACCAACAGGAATTTAATTTATGAAACATCAATTAAAAGTTTATTGGTATTTTATATGTGGCCGTTGTATTCATTGCGGCCATAAAAAACTTTATTTTAAAACATGTTTATTATGTAATTTAGATCGGTGGAATTAATTATGAAAGAATATTTGGGTGATGGTGTTTATGTTGAATTTACTGGATACTCAATAGTTTTAACCGCAGAAAATGGAATCCAAATGAATAGTACTATTTATTTGGATTCGGAAACATTATTTAATTTAAATGAATTTGCTAAAAAGGTAGAATTTTGAAAAATAACGACTCCCTTACAGAATACCATATAATTTTAAACATATTTTTACCGGCCGATGGCGGAAG